CCCATCACCACCCACATAAAAATTAAATAGTCAACATGCAGTCTTTTTGAAATCTGCATATGAGCTTTATTGATTTGAATAAAGGATACAGAGTACAAAGGTTACAGAACCTTTTCCTGCCCCCACCTGGTTGGCATGGTTTCATAATAAGACTGAGGCAGATTGTAGACCCCGTTGGCGTCGACTTTGTAGGCGTCTGCGCGCATGTGCTGTGCGTCGATTCTGCGCTCTGGCCGCCAATTCTTGTTAAAGTGCTCTTCATACTCCCATTCAATCTCGCAGGAGACTTGCCCCGTGGCGTAGATGTTCAGGTAAGAGTTGTTACCCGATTGTGGAGTCGGAATGTGAGCCAGCTTGACGTAGATGGTTCCCGGAGGATGCGACATCGGCAAGGTTCCATCTTCGGTATCGATCATGGTGTGCCTATCTACTCGAGGCGTTTTGACCCAGATGGGATTATATCTGGAGATTTGTGCCGAGTCCCAGACTTGGTTCGGCATCATGAAAACGTTTTGTTGTTCTGTGACGTTTTGGCCATTGGCCTGATAGAGTTTCTGGTCTCTGGTTCCCGTAAGGACGGATTCTCTTCGGATGAAGGCATTACCTTGATTCAGTCCACCGGTACCGTCTCCAGGTGTGAATTTCAGATAGTTGTTATTGTTGGCTGCTTGGTTCGTTGGTTCTGCCGTTTGACCTCCTACGTACGGACCCGTAGCTGCGCCGTAACTGATGGGACCTGTTTGATAGGTCATGCCTGCTGGACTTAGCGTCGTCGAGAAAGGTCCTAGGATGGTGTTATTGTTTTGCCCATTAGTGGTTGTATTGGTTCTCCATCCCGGACCCGGCCACCACGGAGGATTTTTTTGGTAAGATCTACATTGTTCTTCTGTCAGCGCCCCGGAATGTCCAGAGGTGTATCGCGTCTTGACGAGTCGAGAATCGATGAGCGGATTGGTAAAGGCCAATTGAGGCATGTTGCTGCAGCGTGTGTTATTGACCCAGCCGCAGTCAAAAGAATGATGAAAGATGACGCTTTCGCCCGTTCGAATGACAGAGTGATCTGTTTCTTCTAAGAGATACATAGGCACGGCGCATCGGAAAGCGCGTTCTTCAGCGTTATCTGTATCTTGTGCCTGCGACGGCATGGTGATGTAGGCGTATTGCGGCAGTTCCCAGATGTCATGAGGTAATTCTGGCATGCATCCCTTGTCCCAGGGTAGCTGCGTCCAAGGAAAGGCGTGTTCCCCGTCGCAGAGGACGTGAAGACCCGCCGTGAGATCGTTGGTATATTGCGCTGTTTGGTCTTGAGTGCTCTCTTGTTTGATTTGCAGGTTGTAGATTTTGATTTCCATTTTTACAGGTCTGAAGCGTGAGGCTCGGTTCACGAGCCATTGCCATTCGTTGGGATTAAAATGGCTGCTGTATTGGTTAAAGTTGAACATGTTCCAAGGTGTGGTATAGCCTTCCATTTTATAATCGGTGCCTGATTGATGCCATTGTGTGTACCGTTTGTATTTGTGTTCATTGCGGATAGGACACCACCATTGACGTGTGTTCTTGGTGATGATTTTATTGTTGCCCAAGATGGATCCTCCGATCCATCCTCCGGTGGAGATGCCGACGCCGTGGTTGTTGCCGCCTCCTCCTCCACCAATCGCGCCAGCGCCGCCAGCAGCTCTCTCTCCGCCTGCAGCAGCTGGCGCCTCACCCGCCCCTTGTTCATTATTATCCATGTCCCCATCCATGTCAGTATTATCAGCTTTGCTCTTTTTCGCGCCTTTATTCAAGCGCGCAAAGTACAGGTGACGTTTATTGCCCGCGCGTTTGTCCTTTTTCGCCGGAGGTTCCCCCGTGTCTTTAGGCTCGTTGAGCGCAGGCGCAATTTGTTTTTTCAAATGAAAGACGGCACGCGCAAAGTTACCGCCCACAGAAGAGTCAGACTGCAAAGAGTCGATAAAGTCTTGATCACCTTTATTAAATTTCAGGTAGGGATTTAAACCTTTATTGATATAATTATTATAAGCTTGATCGTGTTTTTTTGCGGCCTCGTCGGCTTTATTGACAGGATCACCGTTTTCCAAAGGATTAAAAGGACCCAAATAATTATAACCAGGAAACAGAACACCGCGGAACTGACCGCGCTTAAGACTCATTCATTGATTCAACAGCTTCTAGCATTTCCACGTCTGTGAGCTCTACAGAAGAAGGAGGAACAGTTTCAGGAGGAGTGACACCCGCCAAGTGCTGTCTATAGAAATCATCCCAGTACAGACATTTCTGACACTCAGTGAATCTAAAGTGATACATCATAGATCGGTACATAGTATCCAAGCATCGTTTATACGTAAATAGTAATTCTCTATGTTGGTCCCAGGTAATGCAATTTCCCCGGGCGACAGCCTGAAAGTCCCTTTTCGCCACGTCAAAAATGTACCTAGTTCCCTTGCCTGCAATTCTTGTGGAGTGATAGTAAAACCCACAGTAGTCGAAACTGATCCCCTCCCTCTTTTTGTGCTCACTGAAGACGACGGCCGGATTAGCTCTCTTAACCATCTTGCGGCTCTTCCAAGAGCTCGCCACAGCTGAGCCAGAACCCGGGGTCGATGATCCCTTCCTCCCCCTCCCGCAGGACTCGGTCGACTGCGACGAGGATCCCGGTCTGGCCTCCATCTCCGCTGTGTCCCGCGAAGACGTTCCATGCTCCCTCTCGGCTGTAGACCTCTCGTTGACTCGACGTTCCCTCGCCTGGATCGTCGAGTAAGGAGAGAACCGGAGGTTGCTCTTCCCGCTGCGAGATGTTGTATCGGAGAATCTCTGACTCATTCCCTGGTTGACTGCTCCAGTCGATGTACTCACTCGAAGAATCGTCGGTCTGAGTGCCCTGAGTAGCGGTCACTTTCTTTGGAGACTTTGCCGGAGTAGGCTCTGCAAGACAAAGAACAGATCATGAGCACATCCCTCCCCGCCCGATAGGTGTCTCCCTATCGCGCATGCGCCAAGGCGTACCTTCAGCAGCAGGCTCGCTCCAATCACCGTCGCTGGTAGTAGTGTGAGGCAGGTAACCACCACAGCGACAACAAGGTCCTTGAGCGTAGAGCACAAAATCCTGCAAATGACCATCACAGTAGCTCGCTAGAGGAAAACTGTTGGGAACACGGTCAAGCTCCCATTCCTTCTTGAACCCGTCGAGACTGCAGTCAAAGTCCTCGGCGCACCAGCCGAGCCAGTCAGCCACATCAGCCACAGAAATCTCTCCAAAGTTCTGAGGCAGCGTTTTCATGAAATTGAATTGAACTACTCTATCTCTAATCGGCTTCTCATGAACGGTAGTCACTGTGTTCCCACCCACCACCGTGTAAATGTCATGATTGGTACTCAGGATCAAAGGTGTGTGAGGCTGCTCCGCGCTATCCTTGTGTTTCCTATCTACCCTGAAGCTCGTTCCTCCCATCAGACACTTAGCCGGCTCTACCCAATCGTTGTGCATCACCGCCTCCTCCCACCAACATATGAGTTTGTTCTGGCAATCGTTAAAGACGAAGCTCTTGTTGAGGTGATTGACACAACCATACACCTTGACCGCATTCGCGATCGCTTTAGCTAAGTTGGTCTTCCCCGTACTGGCCGGACCAAAGAAACAGATCGTGTTCTGTTTCCCGGCCTTTTTAGAGAGCACGGTCGCCACCCAGTGGCCGACCTGTATAGGATTGTAGCCCTGGATGTTCAAAAGCCTGACCACCTTATTCTCCGGCTTGATAAACTTGCTGTCTGGAAACTGCCGTCTAATGTAACTTAGAGCCGTCTCTGTTCTAGTGATTCTCACCCGATGCATCTCGAGCACCTCTTCGAGCGTTCGAGACCCGCTCGGAGTACTCTCAAACATAATCACTAGATCTGGATGTAGCATAGTTAACTCTTCCTTGGTACAGATAAACTCCTCCTGACATCTCTGCAGTGTATCTAACATGACATGCTGTTTCCTCGTCAGCTTAGTCGGTCTCGTCTGAGTGTTCTGTCTAGCCAGCGAGTTCTCACCCACCTCCGGCAGATCGCTCCAGCGCGCCGCCTTATGGACAGGTTCCCCTGTCTCCTCGGCGCTGTTCATGACCAGCCGGTCATAGAGAGCCTTTCTGAGATAGTGAGTGATCGGCTGCCTGTCAATGTGACTGCACATGTAGGTCTTGTTGGACTCAAACTGAGCTACGCTCGGAGTGCAGATATCTGGACCCAGCCAGGTACACAGCGATCTATTCTTCGGCAAGAGATAGTTGGTGATGAAGCTGCAAGCGTCGATGCGCTGAGCGTGAGACTCGTTGTGCCGGTCTCGATAGGTCAGACAGGTGACGGTCGCGTCCTGATGAGCCCTGACCCTCTCGCAGAGCAGACGCAGCTGCACCGAGACGGTGTACTGCATATTGGTCGGATCGTGACAGCTCTCGTAGTGCTTCCAGAGATCGAGCATATAATTCCAGAAGTATTTAGCCAGGACCCAAGCGCTTTTTTTAGCGTTGCACTTGGTCAGCCCGTCTCCTCCCAGCACCAGATGGACGTGCATATAGGTGTCACCTATCTCGGCCTGAGTGAAGCAGCTGTAGACCGGATTGTGACTCTGCTGCTTCAGCTGGAACAGCCGCTTCGCGGCCATGTCCCCAGCCTCACAGAGGACCTGACCGAGCCCGTGATGATTCTTGAGCTTCATGCTCAGACTGCCTTTCCAGTCATAGTTGACGTCGCAGAGCAGAAATTCCTTCTCAGAATCTACCAGATCATCCAAGATGGACGGTAGATCTTTAGAAAAAATGTCCATAATGGCACGCTCAGCGACTCTCCAATCCTTAATATCAATTCTGATGACATAACTAAAGCTGGGATTCTTGAAACCAGTAATAGCTCCGTGCCAATAACTAAGCCATTCCTGATCAGACAGCCCAACTCCAAGAGAAGCCATGCTAGCAGATATAAGAGGATACTTGCCGGAGCTGGCTTCTCCCGCGGAGCGATGTCTATAGACTGTAGCAGTCTCTTCTCAGGCAGAATCAGCATTCAGAGAATCAAGATGGCGCTGAGAGGTCTCCTCCTCATCGATGTGAACACCTCGATGTCCCGGAGCAGAATGAGCTCACTCTTCCTGGTTCTCTCCTTATATAGACCCTCCCACCCAATCAGGTGTCTTGACGTCATATCACCTCATATCCCTGATTGGCTGTGCCCGAAAAGGCGTGTCTATCATTATCTCCCGCCTATCCCTATTTTTTCGATACTTATTTCCTTGTGTGGG